TCCGACATGGTAGTAATCCTTCTTTAGTTGTCAAAGAGCCTGTCGGCGGGGTCATCCCGTCGACAATCAAATACTCGCACAACTTGACGAGAATGTCAAGTTGCCTTGTTTCCCTAGGCTTTCAGCCTATCGCTTGCATCGGCTTGCCCGCGCATCGGGCATGGCAGAGGGGGGTACATGGACTGGCGGTTCGAAGCCCCCCCGCATGGATAGTAAACCGCTTAAAACGAGACCCCAAAAACCAACATGTAAAGTTTCAAACCCAGTTGACTCGACGCGCTTTACAGATTAAGGCTCCCATTATGGACACACTCCCATTGAACTATACCAAATGGTCAGACCGTCTAGCCTTCGACATAGCCCTGCTGCTCGAAGGCAGCGGAGAGTCTTTGGATGAGGTTGTCGAACGCCACAAGATCACAACCTCCGACATCATCACGTTCAACAAAGACCCTGTGTTCCTCAGGAAGGTGGAGCACTACCGTGGAGAAATCCGCGACAAGGGACTCACATTCCGCATGAAGGCCCGAGCCCAGTCGGAAGAACTCCTGAAAACATCTTGGTTGTTAATCCATAGCCCGGACGTTAGCGCCGCTGTGAAGGCCGACCTGATCAAGTCAACGGTCAAGTGGGCTGGTCTGGAGCCCAAGAACGAGGTATCTCAAGAAGGCACGGGTGGTGTTCGCATCACGATCAATCTCGGAAACCAAGAGCATACAGCCAAGGTGATTGAACATGAGCCTGAGTATGCAGAGATTGAGTAGCGCCGTGAAGTGCAGACAACTGGAGAAGTTGCTGACGGAGAAATCCGTATCGTATCAGACCAGAGTGATTAAGAAGCGCAGGAAGAAACCACCATCGTACATAGTTACGATATTTGGAGAATCGCCTTGTCTTTAGATATTAACTATACGCCGCCGCCGACTGGCGCTAAGTTCATGCAGTCTGATATCAAGATGCGTGTGCTGATGGGGCCAGTGGGCTCGGGCAAGTCGGTGACCTGCTCGTTCGAGGTTGTCCGCAGGGCGTCGGCGCAGATTCCCAACAGCCAAGGGATTCGCAAGACACGGTTCGCTGTGGTCCGCGAGACTGCCCGCCAGTTGCAGGATACGACGATCAAGACGTTCCTAGACTGGTTCCCGCCCGGTGTGTGCGGGGATTATATGCGCACGACCAAGACGTACTTCTTCAAAATCGGGGATGTCGAGTCCGAGATTATGTTCAGAGCACTGGACGACGCGGACGATGTAGCCAACCTGAACTCGCTGGAACTTACTGGGGCGTGGTTTAACGAGTGTCGTGACATCCACCCCGATATCATAGACGCGATGTCGAAGCGTATTGGGCGTTTCCCGTCCAAGAAGGATGGCGGTCCGACGTGGCATGGCATGTGGGGGGATACGAACCCGCCGACTATGGATACGTGGTGGTACTACCAGATGGAGGGGCTTGATCCCAAGGACGGCGTGTCACCTAATAACAACGGGTGGGATGTATTCAAGCAGCCATCGGGTAGATCGACCTATGCGGAGAACGTCGAGAACCTGCCAGATGGGTATTACGACACGCAGGGGCGGTCGGATGAGTATGTCAGGGTTTACATTGATGGTGAGTATGGGCTGAGTTCTGCGGGAACGCCGGTCTATAAGTACTTCAGACCTGACTATCACATGGCGAAAGCGACACTTAGGCACGTAAATAACGGCATTCGACCCATAATTATCGGTATGGACCTCGGTTTGACACCCGCTGCGGTGTTCGGACAGCAAGACCCGCGTGGTCGAGCACTGATTTTAGACGAGGCTGTAAGCTTCGACATGGGTATTCAGCGGTTTGTGCGTACAGTTTTGAAGCCGATCATCCATGAACGCTTCCCGGGGAGCCAGATACTGGTGGTTACTGACCCAGCAGGCATACAAAGGGCGCAAACTGACGAGAGAAGTGCTGTAGATATCATCAAAGCCGAGGGTTTTAGGGTAATTCCAGCTAAAACCAACAATATTTCGGCCCGAGTCAACGCAGTTGATGACTTTTTGATGCGTCAAGTGGACGGAGACCCTGCATTTCTGGTTGATCCGAGGTGTACTAGGCTGAAATCAGCCATGATGGGGGGTTATAGGTTCCATGCCAAGAACGAAAGCATCGATAAGAACAAACATTCGCACGTTGCGGAGGCTTTACAGTACTTAATGCTGCATATTACGTCCGGCGGAGACTCATCTCAGCTATCTAGGCGGCGCGAGATCAAGCCTGTTGCGGCATATGGGTGGACATGATATATACCTCCTGCCGGTCCCTCCCTTCCGGCCACCTCCCCCCGGGTTGAGTGCTGATGACGCTCCCCGGGGGTCTTTTTCACTACTTGCGTGTAGATTTGTTTCTGTGTATATGTCGTGAGACATGTAGCTGGGGAGATTGCTATGAAGAAGTCCGGTTCACCCACCAAATCTTATATGTGTAACTCGGATAACCCGAAGATGCACAGCTCCAACATGGGTAAAGCGGGCAAGGGCTACGCTGACGGCGGTATGGTTCCGCTTCCACCGAATACACGCTTCATCGGGACTGATAAAGTGCCTATGCCCCCAGTTCGGCCTACAACTCCAGCAATGTCACAGCCGCTTGGGACTAGACTAAACCTTCCACCTGTAGGTTATTTTAGTCAGATGCCCCCGACAGGTAAGGCACCTATGACACCCCTGATGGGTAACATACCTCTGTTCACCCCAAAGACCCCAATTCAAAAAGTTAACGAGTATGTGAAGCAACGCGGTTTGAAAAGTAAAGGGGCTTAACCGTAATGGCTGGACTTTCGATTCTCAGAGTTGTTAGTAATTCCGAACTTGTTAAGCAAGAGAAGGATCGTATTAACAAAGAAGTTCAGGATCGCCAGAACAACCCCCTCATTCTTGGTATATCGTCTTATCTCCGCGAGTGCTGGGATGCTGCCAAGATTGCGAAACAGCCTCTTGAGTTGAAAATGCTCAAGGCTATGCGTCAGCGTAACGGTGAGTATGAGGCAGATAAACTTACAGCCATCCAAACTCAGGGTGGGTCTGAAGTCTACATGATGATCACTGAGGTTAAGTGTAGGGCTGCTGAGAGTTGGCTACGCGACATCCTGCTTGATACAGGTACTCCCCCTTGGGACATCAAGCCTACGCCACTCCCTGAGTTATCTCCTGTTCAGGCTAAAGAGATCGAGTCTATCTTTGCTGATACAGTCATGGAGATACTGAAGTCCGAGGATCGTGCTCCTACTCGTGATGAGGTCTCCCAGCTAAAAGAGATGGTAGCTCAGGACTATAGGTTCCGTGTTCTGCATGAGGCTCAGACCCGTGCGGACAAGATGAATTTGAAAATTTCTGATCAGTTCGCTGAAGGTGGCTGGTCTGAAGCCTTTAACGATTTTATTACTGACCTTGTTACTTACCCTTGTGCGTTTATCAAAGGGCCAGTTGTACGTAGACAGCGTGTCCTAGGTTGGACTCAGGATGAGTTCGGTAAGACGGTTGCTGCTCCAACAGAGCGCATTGCGCCTGAGTATGAGCGTGTAGACCCGTTCAGAATCTTCCCAGAACCGGGTGTGTCTAACCTGAATGACGGCTATATCTTCGAGCATCACCGCCTAACCCGTATGGACTTGGCTGATCTCATCGGTGTTCCGGGGTATGACGACAACTCCATCAAGGCTGCTCTTGAGAATGGGAACGCTTCTTCTTGGGTTAATGTATCCTTCGAGTTTCAGAAGGAACAGGAAGAGCACAAGTTCAATACGACACTTCGCCCTACCGAGATGTTCGATGCCCTTGAGTTCTGGGGTAAGGTAAGCGGGCAGATGCTGTTGGATTGGGGTCTCACGGAAGAAGATGTCCCAGATGAATCTAAAGAGTACGATGCCAATGTGTGGGTAGTGGGCAACCATGTCATCAAGGCTGTGCTCAACTATGACCCACTAGGTGAGAAGCCATACGCCAAGACTTCGTTTATCAAATGCCCCGGCGCGTTCTGGGGCAAGGGTATTCCTGAGATCATTGAAGATATCCAGAATGTCTGTAACGCAGCAGCCCGTGCTCTTGTGAACAACATGGGTATCTCGTCTGGTCCACAGGTTGAAGTTAACGTAGATCGTCTCCCTCCGAACGAGGATATCACCCAGATTCACCCGTGGAAGATTTGGCAGGTATTGAATGATCCTGTCGGGTCAAGTGCGCCTGCTGTACGGTTTTCACAACCAGACGATAATGCGACAACACTTGTTGCTGTGTACGATAAGTTCTCACGGTTGGCTGACGAGCACTCGGGTATTCCTGCGTATCTGTACGGTGATCTTAACGTTCAGGGGGCTGGTCGCACATCATCTGGGCTGTCTATGCTTATGGGCAGCGCCGGTAAGGGCATCCGCCAAGTCGTTATGCACATCGACGCCGACATAGTTAAGCCGATAGTCAAGCGTCAGTATATCTACAATATGCGTTATGATCCTGATGAAAGCATCAAGGGCGATGTTATCATTCTGCCTCGCGGTGCAATCAATCTCGCATCTAAGGAGACAATGAATGTTCGCAGACTTGAGTTTCTCAATGCTACGTCGAACCCTGTCGATATGGAAATCATCGGTAAAGATGGGCGGGCTGCTATTATTAGAGAAGTTTCTCGAAGCCTGCAGATGCCTATGGACGAAATTGTCCCGTCATCTGAAAAGATGGTTTACAATGATCGGATGAAGGCCAAGGCAGCTATTGCTCAGGCCAGTTCACCACAACCACAAGCCGGTATATCGGCTCCAAAATCTACACCTACCCAACCCGATGGAAGTCCAAAAGGCGGTATGGATTCAAACGTAGTAGCAAATAGAGCAGTGGGGGTTAATCGATGATTCGCCCAGATGCTCAGGTTATCAAGGCTTTCGCGCTTATGGTTAGGCAGTACCCAGACGTACTGACCTATCTTCAAGCGTGGAGAACCCATGAACTTGAGAATCTACCATTTGCGCTAGCAAACTCGGCAATTTCACAGGGGCGTTGCCAAGTCCTAGGCGAGCTTGTAAAGTTCGCACAAGAAGCACCTGACCTAGCGGCTAAAAAGCCGACTAGTTAACACGCACACCGGATAGGAGCGTACCTAATGGCACTACCAGAACAGATTCGCAAACAGAGTGAGGCAGTACAGGAATTGTACAAGCAACTTGGCGCTGAGGATAGCGGAGCAGACACATCTGCCTCCGACGAAAACTCTTCGACGGGTGACAACGCTGGTACACAGTCTGACAGCGCCGACACTTCAGTTAGTTCTGTTGACCAATCTACGGAGAAGAACGAGCGTAGCACCGTAGATGGCCCGAGTTCAGAAAATTACGAGCAGCAGTGGCGTTCCCTGCAAGGTATGTATAACGCCCAGAACAATCGCCTACAGTCTGTTACGGAGACCAATAAAGAGTACCAATCTAGAATTGCTCAGATGGAGCAGCTTCTCGCTTCGTTATCAACAGTCCCATCCAATACCACTCCGATTATGGCTAATCAGAACCTTGTCTCTGAGTCAGATCGTAATGATTACGGTGAGTCCATTGATGTGATGCGTAAGGTTTCTCGTGAAGAACTCTACCCTGTGGCTGCTAAGATTGCTTCTATCGAAGCAACCATTAATCAGCTTGCATCTAGTTTGAATACTTCAGTACTTCCTCAGGTTCAACGGGTTGCCCACCAGCAGGCCATGAGTTCTGAAGAGAGGTTCTGGACAGCTTTGTCTAACTCCGTACCGAATTGGCAGCAGATCAATAACGATTCTGGCTTTCAGAATTGGTTGTTGTCTATTGATCCTTTGACTGGAATTTCACGTCAGACATACTTGGAGCAAGCGCAGAACTCCTTGGATGTTAGCCGTGTGGTAGCGTTCTTCCAATCGTACTCTGAATCGTCCGGTAAGTTTCTTGCCGACGCTAATGCTCAACCTAATCGGTCTGCAGTATCCTCTCAACTTGAGAAGCAGGTTAATCCGGGTCGCTCTAAAGGCGGTTCAGCCCCTGTTACTCAAAACGCCAAGACATACACCGCCGCTGACATAACCGACTTTTTCAATAAAGTCCGTCAAGGTGTATATCGCGGTAAAGAGGACGAACGCGACCGTATTGAACGCGACATCTTCGCTGCACAGCGGGATGGACGCATTGTCGTAAACGGTTAACTAGGAGTTAAGCTCATGGCTTTTTCAGTCGCAGCAGGTCGTCCGCAGTATTCGGGCAACTTCATTCCCGAAATCTGGTCGGGCAAACTTATCCAGAATTTCTACGATGCAACAGTCCTCGCAGCCATTTCCAATACGGATTATGAGGGTGAGATTCGTCAGTACGGTGATACGGTCAACATCCGTACTACCCCTGAGATCACCATCTCGACATACGTAAAGGGCCAGACTCTTGCAGTGCAGAGTCCAGAGAAGGCCAAGTTGCAGCTTATGATCGATAAAGGCGAGTACTTTGCCTGCATCGAAGACGATGTTGATAAGGTTCAGGCTGACATCGCTATGATGGATACTTGGTCGAAGGACGCCTCCGAGCGTATGAAGATCAAGATCGATACCCGCGTTCTCACCGACCTGCTCCCAGATATTGCTGCGACTAACAAAGGCAACACCGCCGGTCGTATCACTGCCAATATCGACCTTGGTTCAACAGGTACTCCTGTTGCGCTTACTAAGTCCAATGTTTTGGATTACATCGTTGACATGGGTGTTGTTCTTGACGAAGCCAATGCTCCTGAGTCGGATCGCTTTCTTATTATTCCAGCCAAGATGGCTGGCTTTATTAAGAAGTCTGACCTTAAGGATGCTTCGATCACTGGCGACAGTACGTCGGTATTGCGTAATGGTCGTATCGGCATGATCGACCGCTTTATGCTCTACACAAGCCATAACTTGGCTGTCTCATCTGGCAAGTTCAGCCTCATCGCTGGTCACAAGATGGGCTTCACGTTCGCATCTCAGATGACAAACATGGAAACCATTCGCTCTGAATCAACCTTCGGCAATATTATCCGTGGTCTTCAGGTCTATGGCTACAAGGTTGTCAAGCCTGAGGCTTTGGTTCAGGGCGTTGTAACAGTCGCCTAATTAGAAGGGGGGTAACACCCCCCTTTTCCCCTTGTCATCTTTTACGGAGTAAGTCTAATGGCTACTTATACCACCGCAGTCGGCTTCAACGCCGGTTCAGCCGCTTATCCAGCGGATTCGCTCAATAAGTCCCACCGAGTCGAAATCACTCTCGACTTCCCGAAGATCATTGCTGCTCGCGCAGCAGCCGGTCTCACAGCACTCGCTGCCTCCGATGTCTTGGAAATCCTTCCAATTCCAGCCGGTTCGATTGTGTCTAACGTAGGCATGGTTGTAACGACTGCTGCCGGTGTTACCAGCACGTTGTCGATTGGTGACGGCTCTGCCGCCGCTGGTTATCTTGCTGCTACGTCGGTCAATGCTACCGGTACTTCGGGTGGCGTTCCTGTCCTTGCGTCTGGTGCATTCGCTCCAACGCTCTCGGGCGGTAAGGTCTATGCGGCTGCTGATACGATTGACGTGACCATCGGTACTGCAGTCCCTGCAGCCGCTGTTGTCCGCGTGTTTGCAATGCTCACTGATCTCAACTAATATAGATAGGGGGGCATAAGCCCCCCTTTTTCTGTAAGGAGAATAATGATGGCTAGAGACATGACATCTACCCACTTAAATGTGGACGGACAGCTTCATACAGGTAAGATTCGATTGCTAGGCATATTATATACATCTGCCGGTGGGGGGCTTGACCACATCAATCTGTACGATGCTACGTCTGCAACCGGCCCTGTAAAATTAGAGTTAGACACCACCAAACAAGGTGTTATTACTTGGAATCTCCCCGAAGACGGTATGCTGTTTACTAACGGGGTTTACTGCGACATTGGTGGGGCAACATCTATTACTGCGCTGTTGAAGGATTGATATGGCTAAGACACCCGCATGGCAGCGCAAAGAAGGTAAGAACCCTAGTGGCGGTCTCAATGCCAAGGGTAGAGCCTCCTACAATGCAGCTAATCCCGGTAAGCCGGGGTTAAAGCCTCCGCAGCCTGAGGGCGGCTCGCGTAAAGATTCTTTCTGTGCTAGGATGACTGGCATGAAGAAAAAGCTAACGTCTGCTAAGACAGCAAACGATCCTAACTCTCGTATCAATAAGTCTCTCAGAGCATGGAACTGCTAAGGTGCCAAAATCTAAAGTAAACGAGGCCGGTAACTACACCAAGCCTTCTCTGCGTAAACGCATATTCAATGAGATTAAGGCTGTTGCAGTACAGGGTACTGCCGCTGGGCAGTGGTCGGCTCGTAAGGCACAACTTCTTGCGAAACGATATAAAGATGCTGGAGGAGGTTACCGTGACTAAATCGCAGAAACATTACCTTCCAAATGGTAAAGAGTACGTTGGCCCAACCCATAAAATGGGCGGTGAGCTACACACTGGCGCGTCACACACGTCAGCCAGTAAGAGACTTTCGCATTCTGCGCCTAAGGTTATGAAGAAGAAATGAAAGCACCTCAGAAATCACTTAAGGATTGGTCTGATCAAAAGTGGCGTACCAAGTCTGGTAAGCCATCTAGTAAGACAGGCGAGAGGTATCTGCCGGAGGCTGCAATTAAGGCGTTATCTCCTGCAGAGTATGCAGCTACAACTGCAGCGAAGCGTAAAGGTACAAAAGAAGGCAAGCAGTTTGTACGACAACCTACTAAGATCGCAGCCAAAACAGCTAAGTTCAGGTGAGCAAAATGGATAAGAAGCAGCAGAACAAAGTTCGTAAGGTTATGCACGAATTTAAGACTGGTACTCTTCACGGCGGTATTAATCCCGCTGGCCCTAAAAAAGCTCCCGTGGTAAAGAATCGGAAACAGGCTATTGCTATTGCACTTAGCTCGGCTGGTGTGAAGCGGAAGACGAAGTGAAAGGGACTAACAGATGACTCGCTATCTACGTAATACACGCGACGGCTTTATCTACGACTGGAACCCAATCCTTGCAGAGAACGCATCATGCGAGGAAGTAACTGAGGAAGAAGCGTTTCCAGAGCGTTTCATTCCTAAGGCCCAGAAAGGTCGTAAGGCCAAGATTGATTTATCGACTGAGGATATTCCTGAAGAGCCTGCAGTTGAAAACACAGAGTTGAATCTCGAAGCTAGTCGGGGGCTGTAAATATGATACTCCTAGATGTGATCACCGAAGTTAGGAAGATGCTGCAAGATACGAGCACTGAAGCGTCTCTTCAGCGGTATTCGGATGCGACACTTCTAGGGTTTGCCAATCAGACTCTGAAGCGCATGGCTCTTATACGCCCAGATTTGTTTGCGTATATCGGCGAGATCACTTGTACAACTAATGCGACGTTACAGTCAGCACCGTCTGATTCCATCAGGATCATGGAAATCTTCAGGATTAAAGACGGTCCCGGTATACGCGAGACCAATAGAGAGATTCTGGATCAGACATATCCCGATTGGGTTACAGAAGAAGCTAGTGCCTGCATTAGCTGGATGCGCCATGCCCGTAATCCTAATCGATTCTTTATCTACCCTCAGTCGCCTGCTGGGCAGATTCTCATCGGTGAGTACTGCCAGACACCTCCGACTTATGCGTCATCTACAACTGTGGCCCTTCTTCCAGATGCGTATTTACCAGTTGTGGTAGACGGTACTTTATTCCTTGCTGAGTCTATCGATAACGAACATGTCAACTCTAATCGTGCTCAACTTTTCCAGCAGTCTTTCATACAGACTCTAACTACTTCCTTCCAATCTAGATCAGTTACAGATACAGAAGAAGCCGGACTAACTAAGAAGGAAGTTGTGTAATGGCTACACGGACCTTTATCTCCCTCGAAAGCAAGCTGTCTCCTAGTGTTCCGGGGTGTCCTAGACCTACTATCCAGCAGTATGTCAGGGATGCGGCAATAGAGGTCTGTGAGAGAACCCTCGTATGGCGCTACGAACAGCCTCTTGTTCGGCTCACTCCCGGCGTGTACGAGTATGAGTACGAGGCTCCGACTGATTCTGAGGTTGTAGCTGTCATCCATGCAGCGGTAAACGGTTCTAAGATATCAGCGATGTCTCAGGATGAGATACACAGAGTGTACCCAGACTGGCCTTCTACTGATGCTACAGTCCGGTCTACTCCACGATTTATTTCGCAGTTTGACCCAGATCATTTTATTATCGTGCCTGTACCAGACTCATCCGTTGCCTACGACATTAAGATGTTCTTGGCTTTGAGGCCAACGCCAGACTCGACAGGTATGGATAAGACAGCATTTGATGAGTGTGAGCAGCTTATCATGCACGGTGCATTGCAACATTTGCTGGTGCTGCCTAATAAGTCATGGACAGATAGAGACCTTGCTACCTACCATGCCAAGCAGTATTCCTACAAAACTGCTAGCCGTAAGGCAAAGGCTAATCTAGGTGTTGCTAGGGCGTCACTTAGCGTACAAATGCGTCCGTTTGCATAGGTGTCAGCATGTCAGATGTTATCAAGCTAGTTCAAGGCGATACGCTTCCACAGATTTATCTCACTCTGACGAATGAGACGACTGGTGCTGCTATCGATGTATCCGGCGCTTCCATATCAGTGGCAGTTAAATTCAGGTTGGCTGGTGCTACGACTACATTGTCTACGATCCCATGCACGAAGACTGATGCTGTCAACGGTATTGTGTCTTTTGACTTCGGCAACGGAGAACTGGTCGGGATTGATCCCGGTATGTACGAGGGGGAGATAGGCGTCACCTTCGGCACTGAGATTCAAACTGTATACGATCTTCTTCGCTTTAGGGTTCGTGAGCAGTTTGCATGAGCAACATAAAGGTAGCAGTAAGCGTTGTTGATTCTTCCGGCATCATAGCAAATGTAGCTATAAGTGCGGGTAATAACTTTACTGTTGCTGCTACCTATGAGCCGACGATAGTTTCGCTTTCATACATCCTTATAAAAGCTGACGTGTTTAATCCGTTCGCTCTGTTTGATACTGCTAGTACATCGGAAATTGTACTACGTCATCCTAAACCAGCGTATTCCGATTCAGCGGTAACGTCTGACCCAGATGTCAAGATTGTTAGTTCGATCCTTTCTGATTCCGCTGTAACGTCTGAGCTATTTGCCTCGACACTAGTTAAGAATGTAGACTTTAACACAGCCACAGCAGAGGTTGATTCCGAACCGGTGACAACTTCAGAGGTGTTTGTCCTTACACTAAACGCTCTGGACTCTAATGCGTTTAATGGGTATAGCTTTAATAGCGCAAGTTTGAACTAAGAGGTTTGTTATGGCTAAAGATTTTGTAAAAGCTGAAGGCAAAGTTACTCTTGTGCTGACTGGTTCAGATGGAGCGGTCAAAGAAACACGGGAAGTAGAAAATCTTGTTGTTCAGGTAGGGCTAAACTATATTGCTTCACGTATGAAGGACGCCACTGCTACGGCGATGACTCATATGGAAGTAGGCACATCGTCTACTGCTGCCAGTCTAGCTCAGACAACTCTGGTTGCTGCTGTATCGGCTAGTCGCACAGCCCTTACAAGTACTACTGTAACAACAAGTTCCGTTGCTTACGCCTGCACATTTGGGGCAGGGGTCGGTACAGGCGCTCTTACAGAAGCTGGTATCTTCAACGCTGCTTCAGCCGGTACTATGCTTTGTCGGACGGTGTTCTCTGTTATTAACAAAGGCGCAGCCGATACCTTGACCATAACGTGGACCATAGCAGTGAGTTAACATGGCTATTTTAGTCGCAAATAACGCAACCAGTTATCTCGCTGGCACTCTTACAGCAGTAGCCACTAGTCTTACTGTATCAAGTGGGACGGGTACGCTATTTCCGACAATATCCGGCAGCGATGTGTTCTATGTAACGCTGACAAATACCTCGAATCAGAACGAGATTGTGAAGGTAACAGCCAAGGCTACCGATACTTTTACGATTGTCCGCGCACAAGACGGCACTTCTGCGCGAGCCTTTGCGATTGGCGATAAGGTAGAACTCAGGGTCATAAAAGTAGTATTTGACGATAAAGCCTCACTTACCAACGATCAGACTTTTAGCGGGACGAATGTCTTTTCTGGTTCAACAACAACGGACTTAGTTCGCATTACTCAGACAGGAACTGGAAATGCGTTTGTTGTCGAGGATAGCACGAATCCTGACGTTAGTCCTTTTGCAATCGTTGCAAGTGGAAATGTAGGTATCGGTACGACCTCGCCACAAGCTAAACTATCCGTGTCCAATGCTGGTGCAGCAGGATTAGAATTTTTTACAAATTATCCCGGTGGCGGTGTTGGGACTTACATTCAAAGTTACAACAGAAGCGGCACTGCTTATGTAAGCACAGCATACGATGCAACAGACCATTCGTTTAGAACGAGCGGAACTGAACGTATGTTTCTTAACTCGTCTGGCAGCGTCGGGATCGGGTCGGCGTCGCTGTCCAACATAAATTTACGAGTATCAAAAACTCTCACCGGAGGCTCTAATGCCTTTGGATATTTTTCTGACTCAGCAGTCCAATCAGATGTGACTTTAGGTGCCTTTTATTTCAGCACAAGTGCCACTGCCGCATCGGGTACTTTGGGTAATGTGAACCACTTTAGGGCCAGTCAGGCTTCATTTGGGACTGCTACATTTTTAAACCAGTTTGGGTTTATTGCAGAAAATAGTTTACTTGGTGCTACAAATAACTACGGATTTATTGCGTCTGACACTGCGGCAGTAACGGCGGGTAAGACTGCCTACGGGTTCTATTCAGCAGTAAACACCGCCACAGGCGGCGGCACTACGTATGGCTTCTACGCTGTCGGGACTGCGCCAAACTATTTTAATGGCAATGTCGGGATTAATGAGACAAATCCCACACATGAGTTAACTGTCGGTGGAACGGCTAGTGCAACATATTTTAATCTTGGGGGTAATACTGCATCCGCTCCAGCAGTTGATGCGGCAATAACAAGACCAGCAAATGGTACTCTTGCGTTCATTGCAAATGCTGCTGAACGTCTCCGCATTGGGTCGTCAGGGCAAATTGGCATTGGCGGTGCAAACTACGGCACGTCCGGTCAGATACTCACATCAGGTGGTGCGGCAGCGGCTCCGTCTTGGGCAGATGCTCCCGCCAGTGGTGCTACGGGCGGTGGGTCTGATGCTGTGTTTGTTCTGAACGACAAGACCATTACGACCTCGTACACGATTGCTTCTACTAAGAACGCCAGCTCTGTTGGCCCTTTAACTATTAACTCGGGCGTAGTGATTACAATCTCGTCTGGCTCACGTTGGGTGGTTCTCTGATGTCTAAAATTGTACTCACCTCTGATCCTCTCAGCACAACAACAGCGGGGGCGTTAGAATACACTTCTCCTGTTATCTATGGCACACCAGTGGGGGCACAAAGGGGCGTCATTCCCAACTCGCAATTTTATCGGTTAAATGCTGATTATGTAGGGACAGCATCAACTAGCGCACAAGGCATATATGGGTCATCGCTTGGTGTAACGCTGTCCTCAAGCACAGTTTATGCGTTTGAAATGGTTGTTGTTTTTTCAAAAACAGCTACCGCAACAGCGCATAGTTTGTCTCTTAGTTTTGCTGGAGCAGCTACAATTAACAATATTTTATATGGCGGCGTGTACAATGCTCTCTCCGGTGTTTTTACATCAGGTTCAGGCAGTGGCCCGCTTACATTTTTTTCAAACACAGCCGCAGCAGCTTCTATGGGCAATGCTAGTGCAACCGCTAATTGGAATTGGCCAATGCAATTAAGAGGCACTGTCAACATTAACGCTGGCGGTACGTTTATCCCACAATACACTACATCAGTGTCCGTTGGCCCTTATTCAACCCTTGCAGGGTCGTATTTCTTAATCTACCCAATTGGCTCCGCAGGGCTTATTAACGTAGGAACATGGGCATGAGTTCAATTGTTCTCACCGCAGACACTCTCCTTGGCACGACACCCGCTATCGGCTCTGTTGAGTTCGATGGAAAGGCGTTCTACAACACGGCGCAAGGCACGCAGCGCGGGGTCATACCCGGCGCTCAGTTTTTTCGGTTGGAATCTAACCTTGCGGGCGCAAATGTCAGCACGGTGCAGAGCGTGTTTGGCGTTAGCGTCACGTTGTCTACTTCAACGGTGTACGCTTTTGAGGCCATGTACTATTTTAACAAAACAGCAGGGGCTACATCGCATACTCTTGGCATTGGGTATGGTGGGTCGGCAACACTCAATAATATATTATGGAACGCGGTTGGAATTGATACTTCTGCCACACCACCACTTAGAAGCACTAACTTTGAAGAAGTTGCATCTACTTCTGCGGCTAATGTAGCATTTACAGCAGCGGTAGCTTCGGCAGCTTCGACAGTGGTTGCAAACATTAAAGGCATTGTCAGCATCAATGGCGGCGGTACGTTTACGCCTCAGTACACGCTCTCTGCGGCCCCAGGTGGTGCGTATAGCACTATGGCGAATAGTTACTTCCTGATCTACCCAATCGGCGCGTCCGGCGCTAACATTTCCGTAGGAGCTTGGGCATGACCGTAACAATTGATGGCAGCGCAAGCGTTACGATTAACTCAGGCGCGGTACTGGGGCTTACCTCTGCTACGGCTCAGGCATCTACGTCAGGTACTAGCATTAACTTTACGGACATACCGTCATGGGTAAAGCGTATTACTGTGATGCTTGGTGGTGTTAGTTTGACTACAACAGCGTCAAACATAGGCGTTAGAATTGGTTCAGGTAGTTTTGAAGCAACTGGTTATGTTGGTGGGTATGGTGTTACTACTACCGTCCCTGCCGCAAACGCTGCTGCATCTGATCAATATATAATACTTGGGAGTATTTCCGCTGCTGCTGATACCCTGAACGGTGCGTTAATCATAACCAATGTCTCTGGCAATTTATGGGTTGCTCAAGGCACATTTTTTAGAGATTCTGGGACTACTGATGCGGCGTTTATGGTTGCGGCTTCAAAAACTACTTCTGGGGTTCTTGACCGGGCACAAGTAACGCTAACCTCTACCGGAGCCTTTGACGCTGGCACTATCAACATTATGTACGAGTGATCTGATGGAACTTAACAAACTAAAAACTATTAGCCTTACTGTCTATCTGTGATAAGGAATCACTATGGGAATCGCACTTGTTAAGAACAATGCTTTCAGTACGCTGCTCTCAAGTATTGCTTCGGGGGCCACTAGCCTTACCGTGGCTAGCGGAGAGGGTGCTCGGTTTCCAACTATCTCAAGCGGTAATTTCTTCTATGCCACCCTTATCAATAGCTCCAATCAATATGAAGTTGTTAAAGTAACAGCTAGGGCTACGGATGTTTTTACAATTCTCCGTGGTCAAGATGGGACTGCAGCCAGTGCCTACACTGCCGGTGATCGAATTGAGCTACGTCCCACTGCCGCATTGTTTGACGATAAGCTATCTTTAGGCGGAGGCACTCTTACTGGCGCACTCGCTGTCCCATCTGGAGCAATAACTACTCAAGTTCCACAGGTTCAGGAAGTCGTTAAGAAAACCGGCGATACGATGTCGGGTACTCTCATTGTGCCTGAACTGCGCGGGCCATCCAATGTTATCAATGTTCCGACAGGACATAAGATTACTACTACGGGGTTAGGTTCTGTAACCGGAGCAACAGTAGGTTCAATCGTGGCACCGGGTATGATCATCCAAACCCAGACATTGTTTGTTGATGCCGTTACGACCTATTCAGCCGCAGGGGCAGGCGGAGAAGCCGAGATTTCAAGTTTTGCTTCTAGTTTCACCCCAAAATTTTCTACTAGTAAAGTACTCATAGGGTGGGGGTTATCAGGTGAAACTAGCGACGGTAATACCTTCCATATAAAACGAAACGGGACTAAAATAGGTATTAACTCTACAAGTTCTGACTACTGGTCCGGTTGGATGCCAGATTTTTACGACGCCAATGCTGCTTCCACACCTCAACATAGGTATATGGCATATGTTGACTCTCCTGCTACAACGTCTGCAATCTCCTATACGTTTTGGTTTAGAACATCCGGTACAGCCGCTAGAACTTTCTATCAAAATCGTGCGGTGAACAATACTAATGCTGGGGCGGCAGACTATGAACTTGTCACAAGCTATCTAATCATTCAGGAGATCACGCAATGAGGTACGATATTACTCATGCGATTCAGTCTCTTTGTCCCAACGCAACTTGGCGGTTGCACGGGTCGGATTATTCCGGTCTTGTCTGGCTTGATATTCAGATTGATAAACCTGAAGAAGCGGCGCTCCTAGCAGAAGTTGATCGCCTTCAGGCTGCATGGGACCGGAATGAATACTCACGTAAACGCGCTGCTGAGTACCCGCCAATATTTGACTATCTTGATGCCGTTGTTAAGAATGATCAGGGTCAGATGAACCAGTACATATCTGACTGCCTTACCGTAAAAGCTAAGTACCCAAAGCCGGAGTGATCTAATGGGCGTCCAAGTAGCCAATAATGCTTTTAGTACGCTCTTCAGCGCGTTAACCTCTGTAGCCACAACCATGACCGTGGCTTCTGGTCATGGAGCTAGGTTTCCATCTGCGTCTGTTGCTTCCGGTAATTACTTTTATGTTACTCTTATCAAGTCCAGCGGCGTTACCGAGATTGTAAAAGTTACTGATAGATCGACTGACGTATTCACAATCGTTCGTAGTCAAGATGGTACGACAGCAACTACGTTTACTGCAGGTGACAGAGTAGAACTCCGCCCAGTGGCTGCACTATTTAACGAACTACCAAACCGGCTTCTTATCACTGCGGACTATACAGACCTGTCTGTAACAAATGGTAAGCTGGATAATATCGTTAGTGCAATCGGTCCAGTCGGTGGTTTAGGTAAGTTCCTCACAGCCACTATAAATTCTAAAGGTAGAATCACAGCACTCACCGAGACAAACGGTATCGTCCAGACAGATACTTTTGCGTTCACAACTTCAGGCGCTACCCAGACTTGGACTAAACCCACAAGTGCCGGGTCTCTTATACGTATCCAATGCTGGGGCGGCGGTGGCGGCGGAGGTAGAGCAGCTTCAGGTGGAGGCGGAAGCGGCGGTGGCGGTGGTGGGTATCTTGAACGCTGGATGAGTTTGGCTGACGTGACATCAACTGTATCTGTCGTTGTAGGAGGAGGCGGAGCGGGTTCAGCAGCATCTAATACAGCCGGAACCGCCGGAGAGAATACTACATTCGGTGCTTACGTAACCGCTTACGCTGGGGGCGGCGGAGGCGGTGCTGTTGGAGGCGGCGGAGGCGGAGGCGGCGGAGAGATGTCTGCCGGAGTTAGCGGGACTTCAACTTCTCCCGGAGCTGGCGGTGCTATTGGCGGAGGGCATGGGGCGTTTAATAGTTCAGGAAGTGCTGTGGCTACTTCTACTCAACGCGGTGTTCTCAACACAGCATATACAGACTTCCCAGCAACAGCCGCAGCCGCAGTCGGTAATATTCCTTGGGGCTTTGGCAATGATGCCCGTAGCGTATTTGGAGGCGGAGGCGGAGGCGGCGGAAATGGCGGTGCTGTATCCGGTACTGAAAGTACAGGCGGCTTTGCTGTTTTTGGTGGCGGCGGAGGCGGCGGAGGGTACAACGGTTCACAAGCCAACAACGGTTCTGTTCGCGGTACTAGTCTATACGGCGGAAGCGGCGGGGACGGCGCTACAGATTCAGGTACTGGTTCCAACGGGACAACTCCTGCCGGTGGCGGGGGAGGTTCAGAACTTGGCAACGGCGGCGCTGGCGGCAACGGTCGTGTAATTGTTACAGTCTATGTATAAGGAGATGATGGTGGCTACCTCAGCAGAAATTGAAAAGCAGCTCCTTACACATGAAGCGGTCTGTGCAGAACGTTACAATACGTTTATAACGCGTGTGGATAGGTTAGAGAAGATCATGCTTAACGCAGCCGCAGCATTGATCCTAGGTATGGCTGGCATACTCGCTACTATAATTATGAAAGGGGTTTGAACTATGGCTAAGATGATCATGGAATACGGCGGTAAAGAGAAGTACTCATCTAAAGGTATGATGAAAAAGCATGAAGGCAAAGAGACGCCTATGAAAGAGAAGATGGAATACGGTATGAAAAAAGGCGGCATGGTTAAGCCAAAGATGAAGAAGAAGATGTGATATGGACCCATTCACTCTCATTGCTGGAGCTACGGCGTTGTATAACGGCATTAAAGGTGCTGTAGATTCCGGCCATGAGATGTTGGATGTTGCCGAAAAGGTTGGTAGTTTATTTGGGCGTATCGCCCAGATCACTCAACTTACATCAGGTAAGCGAAAGAAAAAACTATTCCAATCTCAAGCTGAGTATGAAGCCGAAGCCATAAAGTTATATACGCTTAAGGCTAAAGCACAGCAGCTTCAGTTGGATACCCGCAACTTATTTGTAGGTGCATATGGCATCGCTGCGTGGACCTCTATCCAAAAAGAGGTTACCGAAATGAGGAAAGAGGCGGCTCGTCAAGCCGCAGCAGCAATGAAAGAAGCTGAGGAAAACCGCAAAGACTTGATTATGGGTCTTTGGTTAATCGGTGCAGTTATATTGTTCTCTGTATGTGTCGGTATCGGGATGGTGGTGTTTACCCAAAAATGAAATACTTTCTTATCATCACGCTAATTGCTTTGGCAGGGTGCGAAGACCGCTACCGATACCCGTGTCAAGACCCTGCTAACTGGGACAGTGCCGAGTGCAATCCACCTATCTGCACCGCATCTGGAACGTGTACTGCTGATACGTTAAAACGAAATCCATGCGGATCGGTGGCAAGATGAGAATTAAAGAGGATGAACTCCACGCCCTTCTCCAGTTCGTCATTGGCATCAGCCTGTGCTTGACCTTAACTGGAACCGTCTTTGCAGTGCTCTACAGCCTGATATTTGTTGTACAGCCGATTGATGGGCAGGCTCCAAACGACCAAGAATTTTTCAAGTTAATCGCCCCAATCGCAACATTCCTGACAGGAACACTATCTGGAATCATGCTTGGTTCCAAATCAACCGGAGGTAAAGATGGACCTACTTAAAACATTCGGGCCGCTACTCGGCTCTATTGCACCTAGTATTGCTACCGCGCTCGGCGGTCCGCTTGCTGGTATGGGTGTGAAGGCTTTATCTCAAGCGTTGCTGGGTAATGAAAATGGAACTGCGGAAGAACTCTCTGCGGCTCTATCATCGGCTTCCCCTGAGCAGCTTTCGGTAGTCAAGAAAATTGACGCCGATTTCAAAGTCAGAATGAAAAGCCTCGACATTGATTTAGAACGCATCGCTGCTGATGATCGTGCTTCTGCCCGCGATATGCAGAAAGAAACAAAAGACTGGATTCCACGGGCTTTGGCTATCGGAGTTACAGTTGGATTTTTCTCTATTATGATTTACATACTGATCTATGGACTACCGACAACAGGGAATGAGGCATTGCTGCTACTCCTCGGCGCACTACAAACAGCTTGGGGCGGCATCATTGCTTTCTACTTCGGCTCTTCGTCCGGCTCTCAGAAGAAAGACCAGATGATTTATAACTCGACACCAAAGGAATGACGATGGATGGTTTTAAGGGCGCTGCACTACCTATGCAGCCAGAAGATGTCGCTACCGTAGCAGCAGAGATCGGTGTTGAGGAGGCCGCTCTTCGTGCTGTCCTCTCTGTGGAGTCTGCCGGTTCTGGGTTTGACAAAGCTGGGCGTCCTAAAGCTTTGTTTGAGCGCCATCACTTCTTCAAGCACCTCAAGGCAAAACCTGTTGAGTTGGATCAGGCCGTCGCTATGGGACTTGCATACCCTAAGTGGGGGGAGAAGCCATACCCAAAGGGGTCAGACGCTGTGTATGCGGAGATTGCTGCGGCTTATGATATCGACGCGGACGCAGCACTCCTGTCAACATCTTGGGGGTTAGGCCAAGTCATGGGTTCTAACTTTAAGATGGTAGGATGCGCTTCAGTCGATCAAATGGTTAAGCAAGCTATGGATGCTGAGGTAAGCCAGTTGCGTCATATGGCGGGATTCATCAAAACATCTGGTCTTCTACCAAAAATGCAAGCACTGGATTGGGCGGGATTTGCTAAAGGTTATAATGGTCCCGGCTATGCAAAGAACCAATATGATGTTAAGCTAGCAGCCGCCTACACTAAGTTTACGGGGTAGTAAAGTGACAGCATTTAAAGTCAGTAAGTTTTTAGGGAAAGCACCTAGGATTAGTCCTGAGTTGCTACCAGATGCTGCTGCTCAAATTGCGTCCAATGCTAAAGTATCCTCCGGTGACTTGATTCCGTATCGCATACCAACAGTCGTAGGTAGCGTTAATAGGAACGGCAATATCAAAACTATTTACCCTATGCGGGATACGAGTGACCCTACGATTAACCGTTGGCTGTCGTGGACTACTGATGTTGATGTTGCTATCACAACCACCCTAAATGACGAAGAACAGCGAATCTATTATACCGGTGACGGAGTTCCGAAGGTAACAAACTACGCACTGGCTGTCGATGGTAGCGGCGTATATCCAGCGGCGTACTATGATCTTGGACTCCCACTACCGACTACGATACCAGTGACAACGGCTACATCTTATAGCTCACAGACTATTGTGTCGTATGCTAGAGACTCCGGTAATACTGCTACAATCGTCACTTCCGGTAACCATGATCTAAATACTGGGCAGAAAGTTACCATAGCAGGGTTTACATCCGCCGTTGGTAAGTTGTTCAATATAACAAATGCCCAAGTTACTGTTATAGATGATACCACCTTTACATACTACAGCGTCGGCACGGCAGTAGGGACGACTTCTGAATCAGACGGAACTGCAAACCTCGCCGGTAATACAAACACACGTAACTATATCTATACGTGGGTAACGCCTTGGGGTGAAGAATCTGTACCTAGTGATCTGTCCGAGACGCTGTATGTGAAAGAAGGGCAGACTATAACTGTAACTAACCTACCAACAGCAGCCCCTGCCGGTGACAATTTCATAACTGGGTTCAGGTTGTATCGCACTATCACCTCTAGTTCAGGCACAGATTACTTCCGTGTGAGGACAGTCTGGTTCCCGCTTAGTTTGGTACAGGCATCACGTACATCCAACACTGTAACGATGAAGGTATCCGAACATCACAACCTTCTCGTTGGCGACAAGATCAAGATATCCGGGACTACTTTTAGTACGGGTGCTGACGCAACTTTTGATGTAACTGATGTAACCGTGCAGTCTGTAGTGGATGAGTATACGTTTACCTATATCGCTGCTGGATCAACTAAAGCTACCACAGCTTGTACCGCAGGTACTCTTTACTGGGATGTTTCGGAACCAGAGACTACCGATTCCAGATACTATGAAGGTTCCTCGTTCACAGATGATTACGATGTGAATGGTCTGACAACCCTATTATCATCTTTGTACTACGACGCCCCAGACGCAGATATGAAGGGGCTTATTACTGCCCAGAACAATATCCTAGCTGGCTTTGTCGGTAACGAGTTGTGCTTCTCTGAACCCGGGAAACCTTGGGCTTGGCCTATTAAATACCGTCTTATCTTTGATTCGCCTATTGTTGCCATATCCCCCATAGCCGGGTCTATTATCGTCCTGACAGACAACTATCCATATCTTGTCAGTGGTAGTACACCAGCTAACATGGCGTCTGCGCGTATTGATGCTCCGTTCCCATGCACATCTAAGCGTGGAGTTGTAAACGTAGGGTATGGCGTTGTGTTCCCTACCTATGGCGGACTTGGCATCTACAACCCGTCCGCCGGTATCGATATCGTAACTAAACTTGTTTATGATTGGGAAGCATGGGGTAGTGAGTTAGATTCTACTACCATAACTGCGTCGTTCTATGCGGGTAAGTACTTTGCATCCCATTCCGCCGGATCATTTATCTTTGAACGCGAGGATAAGGTCGGTGGGTTTTTTATCGATACCCCGATAGAGTTTTCCACTGCCTATTATGATAGTAAGTACAACAGGTTCTACTACATCTCAGACGAGTCCGGCACGTTGTCTGAATGGGATAAACTAGGCACAGAACTCCAGCCACTTGAGTGGAAGTCTAAGGTGATCGTCACCAAGGACTATATAAACCTCGGTGCTGCGCGTGTTGTTGGCGACTACTCAACGCCAAGTGAAGATACTGAAATTATCGTTGCTAATAATCTATTGGTCCCGACCATTAACACGGCTCTGTTCGCACTGGTTACGGAACTCGGTACATTGAATGGTCCAACAAGCGCCACCCTAACAACCTCAGGTGCTCTTAACACTATGCAGGTAAACGGTGATCCATTCTTTACACCCGATATTACTGCTGCCTATGCTCAAAACATAACGGCTAACACACCGATAAATACGACTGCTCTTAAAGAAGTAACGGGATCGTACCCTGTGTCCTTCAGGTTGTGGGCTAATAAGCAGCTTGTCTGCAATGTCACTGTGTCTAACTCCGACATATTCCGCCTGCCACCGGGATATCGGTCAGATACATTCGAGTTTGCTGTGACCGGTTCTGCGCGTATCAGGGCAATTCACGTTGGTGAGACACCGTTTGGCTTGAGGACGACATGACTTACGCAGCTTTACCACCAGTGCCGCAGGTCGGTGTACCGGAATGGCAGTTTCAGTTCCTCAATGGGGTGAAGCAGAATGTTGAATTGCTTACTGGACAGCGCGGTGTTACCGGATTTGAAGCTGTTATTAGCGGGCAGGTTACTGTACAGCCGATAGGTGAACTGTCTATCCAACAGACAAGCGCACAAGGTTCAGGCTTTACAATATCGGGGAGTGATGTACCGTCTTTAGAGGACTATGGAAAGTTGCTAACTGACGTGAATACGCTTATTGGTGACGTTGCATATATCAAAGCGGTGCTGAACGTCTTAATCGGGCAATTACAAAACTAGGAGATAGATATGAGTTTCTATGGTGGTATGAGATCGCAGGGGTTTTCATCTTCTGCACCGTCTACAGCTAACACTGCATTGCCTCCTGCGCTTGCAAGTATGTTTGGTCGCGCTCCTGCTGCTCCTGCCCCGATGGCTCCCGCTTCTGCTGCCCCGATGATGACTCTACCTGCTGTTCAGCAGCCCGGCGCTGGCGCACCGATGGCAATTAATATGCAGGCTTTGCAGACACAGCCGACTGGTACTGTCGCTAGCAACCCGAACTATCCGGTCTTGGATTTCCGTATGCAGCCTACCTATGCGGATGGCGGTATGGTTCCTCCCGCTGGTAGTATGGCTCCTCCTGCCGGTATGGCTCCTCCTAGCCCACAGCCAATGCCGCAGATGCCCTCAGCTCCTGCCACCCCAATCAGTTCTGCTGATATGGAAGGTGAAATTCAACGGCTTATGTCTCAGAATCCTGAGGTTATTCAGAAGATTCAGCAGACGCTTATGCAGGCTGTTCAGTCTGGACAGCTTACACTTGAACAACTTAACACCGCTGTTCAGTTAGCTAAGGCAGCGGCACAGAACCCAGAGTTGTATCCGCGACTAAGAGCACTGGCTATTCAACGTGGCCTTGCTGACGAAGATGAATTGCCGCAGCAGTACGATCAAAGCATTGTTATGGCGCTTCTACTCGCAGGTGCTGCAGTCCAGCAGCAGATGGGTGGTCAGTCTAGCGGTCCAGTTCAGCAGATGGCAAATGGTGGTCGCGTCCGTCCGGGTATGTACGCCGCAGGCGGTGGTATTGCTACAGGAAGTCCGTCCGGTGATCGCACGGGTCGTGCAGATGATATCCCCATTCGCGTATCCGGCGGAGAGTTTGTCATTCCTAAACATGTTGTAGACGCTAAGGGGACAGAGTTCTTCCAGAAGATGCTGGATCAGTACAACATGTCGAGCAAGACTGCCTAATGCAAGTATCACCGCTAGGCGAATACGAACCGTTAATGTTGGCTGCCCCAGCGCACATAGAGTTGTACTGGTATCTAATAGAACCACTGCTAGACCGGAGTACGAGAGAAGCCATGCACGGAGAGTTCGATATCGCGGACTTAAAAGCTCTCGCACTTGCGGGCAAGGCTCATATCTTTGTCTTGACAAACGATAAGACAGGTACAAATCCAGACCGTAGTGTATCCTTAGCTTTAGCGGCAGAACTTGTAGTGTACCCAAAATTTCCTGCATTGAATATTATTGCATTAGGCGGTAATAATCTCGGGATGGCACATAGGAAATTCTGGAAACAGTTTTGTGGTTGGGCTTATATGAATGGTGTACGTACTATAGAAGGCTGGGTAAGTCCCGGTATGCAAAGATTACTGGAGCGTTTCGGATTCAAGCAGATATACTCTCATATGAGATTTGAACTAACGGAGATTTAGATATGACTACCCAGCCATCGTTCATCAACATTGAGTATGTCGGCTCCCCCCTGATGGAGTCTACGATGTGGACTCCGGTTCTTCAGACTGAGCATAAAAAGGGGGGCATCGGGTCTGTCCTCGGTATTGTTGCATCGATTGCAGTTCCGTTTTTTGCTCCTATGATTGCAACTGCGGTCTTTGGAGGAGCTAGCGTCCTAGGTTCTGCTCTTACAGGTGCTGCTCTAGGTGCAGGTACTTCTGCTCTTACCGGTGGTAATCCGCTTACTGGCGCATTGTTGGGCGGCGTCGGCGCTGGGTTCTCATCTTATATGAGTGGGAACCCGTTTGGATTTGGTAACGCTCCAGTCCCTGATGCGGGCGGTATCGCTGCAAGTCAGGCTTACACCGCCGCTGGTTCTCCACTGCCACCACCTAATCCATACCTTAGCACAACCGGTGCTGACTTGACTACACCTATGGCTGACTTGGCTGCGGTTAATGCAAGTCCGGCGTCATCTTTCAATGTAGGATATGAACCCGGAGCAGTTGCAAATGCAGCACAACCGTCGTTTACCCTCCCCGACGGAACTGTTATGGTTTCACCAAATAATCTAAGTACAGTGACTACAAGTATAGGCCCAGTTAACACTGGGTTTACTGCCTCGCTTCCACCGGGCTATTCCGTAGGGGCGGGAAATGTATTACAAGCCCCGATAAATTTTGACACATCTAAGCTTTCACCGTTTTTGGGGGATGGTTTTTACGCACCAGACCCTAAAGGTTTCCTCGGGTTTGGCGGCGTCGATCCAAGCATTCCTAAATTTATCACTGATGGCGCGAATAACGTATACCTTAACCCGGGATGGCAACAGGCAGCAGCGAAAGCAGCAGCAACATCAGGCGGCTTTACTGACGCGCTTATTAAAGGCGGCGTGAACTTAGCTGGCATGGCATTGAGCCAAGCTGCACCAAACCCGCAACAACAGATCGCTGATAGGTATGCCAAGGAATTGGCGGAACTTAAGAAGACAGATCAGGCTGCATACGAGGTTAAGAAGAAAGAGGTTGAAGGTCTTATCGCCAGTGCAAAGGCAATGGACCCTGCGTACTTCGGTCAGCAGGCAGCAAACGCTGCCAAGATTTCTGGAACTCGTGGCTTGATGGAATCGTTCCGTGAAGCACCCCTCATCGGTCTTCGTAGCCCTGAGTTTACTTCTGCTGAAGGGCGTCGTGCCAGCATTGGCATCGGTCAAAATGTTGGTACAGCATACGATCAGGGTTATGGTACTGGGCTTACTGCCCGCCAGAGCGCACTATCATCGGCAATCAACCAAATGCCGAACTCTCCATCAAGGTATCTTGAAGGTCTTAGGTCTATGGCTGGTATGCAGGGCAATGCAAGTCTGTATGGCTCTCAGTCGGCTCAAGGATACTCTAATATGTTTGGCACACTCGCCAGACCCTTTCTGACATCACAGGTTTAAGGAGCAGTAGATGGCTGGTCTTGCAGATTTTGGGTATCTATATGGGGCTGCGAACCAAGGGTCGTCGGCTGCTTTTACTAATCGCCAACCGGTTGACCCGAACGCACCGAAGGTCGGTAGCTTTCCTGTGGACCTTGCGACCAACCTAACTAATCTAACAACTTTTGAACAAAGCCAACGGTCGTTGGGAGAGGCTAGAGAAACAGCTAGAGCAAACGCAGCAAAGAATGCTATTTTGCTTGGGCGGCCTACACCTGCCGGTCTATCTCTGGAAAATCCTTCGTATAATAACGTACCTTTTCAAACGCCTGCAGCAGCGCCTATTCTCGCTGTAACGCAGTCTGAAATAAATAACCCTCAAGAACCTCTTGTCTATACAAATGTACCCGGCCCTCAGGGTTCTTATGTGGCGTCACCATATTCTCAAACTGCCGGTCTTAAAAATCAACTTGTAACAGACCAACAAGCAACAGAAGCGGCCCTACTTAAAGCACAGGTTGAGAAACAGGCTGCACTTGAGGCTGCCGGATATGCATACCCTACCTCGGGAACAAACGAGGCGGCGGAAGCCTATCGCGGGATTGTTTTTGGTAAAAAAGTTACAACCGGTAACAAAAGCGGAATGTTTAGTACATTCCAATCAGCCCCTCCAGAAAATACAGTTCTTGTTAATGGGGAACCTATTTCCCAATCTGCTTATGAGAGACTTGCTGGCGCATCGCAGACTATGGCTAAGATTTTAAGTATTACTGACCCAGCACAAATGCCTCCGGGGGCAAAAGCTATTATTGAGGCCGCTAGAAAGGCGGGTGTTGATCCTAAGATTGCGCTAGCCGTCGGTGTTATGGAATCTAATCTTAATACTGAGACTGGAGACAGCCCAAAAGGGGCTAAGGGTGTTATGCAAGTAATCCCCGGAACTTATGAAGCCACTCGGCAGAAGTTTATGAAGTCATCTGACCCTGCTTTAAGGGCGTTGGCTGCTTCACTACCTATGGCTGCTCGCGGTACTAAAAATGCAGACGGCACAATTACGTACTCATGGGATACTAAAGTAGCTTTGACTGCTGACCAGCAGGCTACTGCTGGCGTCCTATATCTTAAAGATTTGCAGCAGTCTTACCCTAATCGCGCAGCAAATATTATCTTTGCTATGTACCACGCCGGTCCGGGCTACGACGCATTTGACCGAGGTGAAATCCCCGGGGGTCTTTCAGATTTTGGTACAGACCCTAAAACTAGCAAGCCATATGGTATGTATACTAGGGACTACAACACTGTAGGTATTGGCCTATTTAACCAGCTTGCACAGGGCGGGTTCAAAGACATCGGTGCGGCTGGATTAAATACTAATACTTCCGCTGCCGCTCCTGCTCAGGGTACTGCTCAGGGTCCTGCTCAGGGTACTGCCGTTAGTATCGCCTCTCCTACTACTCAGAGTACTGCTCTTGAAGCTGGGGTTAAAGCACCTACTAAGGTTGATCCGGTAACCCAAATTTTGAATAGGCCGCAGGCTGAAATTGAAGCTTCTCTCAGGGATGCCGGGGCTGCTAGAAGTGATTATGTTTCTAAAGCTACAGGCGATGTTGAGTTGTTTCAGAAGTACACAGCACAAGAAGATGCTAGAATTAGAGAAGCCTACCTCATTAAAGCAGAGCAGATAGGTCAAGATATTGAGGTTGCCCGAGCCAGTCGCAATGGCAATCTGGTTAATCAGCTTCAGCGCGAACTTGTTGCGTTGAATCAAAGCACAAATGCAGAAATAAACGCTCTTGCTCAAAACTACGATCTAAAAATAAAAGGCGCAAACGAAGCAATCAGTGCCAATCTTCGTGTACATGATCTTGGGCTTTGGAATATTAAAATCCAAAATAGCATACGAGATTTCTCGTCAAGCGGTAACGTGACTGATCTTAATGATACACTTAACCGGTTTGCTGGCACAGATATGGTAATCCAACAACTTGCTAATGGTAGCTACGCCATGCTTAACAGGAGACAGGGGACAAATGAGTATAACCCTGAACTCGACGCTAATGGTGGGGTAAAGATGTATTCTAAAGGCGAAGCCGCTAGCTTGTTTAGGCAGATCGTTGATCCGAAGTATGCTGCTGAAGTAACCGCTGCTACCGCTGCGCGTGACAAACTTATCGGTGAAGAAACACTTAAGAGTAATCTTAAACGACTTGAAACAGCCGATCAGCTATCTCGCACACTTTTTAATACGATCTCTGAAAAAGTAACGCAGGCTCAAATCGATGCCAAAGTTGCTAGCGGAGAACTTGTAGCAGCTAAGGTCGGGGATACATCTGTGTTCTATAGAAAAGGTAATCCTGAAAACTTATTTATGCTTGAACCGGCAGGTGAAATTATTGCGGCTGACGGTAGTGTTATGCCGACTAGTCCTAAACTCGTATCAGTTGCAATTCCAGGCTCCGCTGGATTAAGAATTCAATAAGGTATCACAATGGCTGAACAACCGCTGATTGCTCCCCCAAATCTTTACGGTTCGATCCAACCGCTGCCGCTACCTGATATGCAGATGCCACAATTTACTCAGCCTAGTCAGCCTGAGTATGCGCCTCTGGATACTGGCAGTGCGACTGTTAAGTACAGCCCATCGCTGGACTCGTTCTATGTGAACGGGCGCACGTTCAAGGCTGATGACGAAACTCAAAAGGTTAAGTCGCTTGAGTACTTCAACGACCCGACCCCTAGACCTGCCCCACAGGGCGACTGGGTTTCTCTTGATTCTGCTGGATATCTTGGTCATGTGCGCGAGATTACTGATCCCAGTACGTGGCGTTTGCTCACTCGAAACTTCGGCATTGGCGTAGACAACCTACAACAACTTGCTGGTTATGGTCTGCAGCTTGCCGGTGCTGAAACACTGGGTAAGAGCATTGTAGAACAACAGGCACAGGACTTAGCTAAGGTTGAGCCATACCAGAGGTCGTTCAGTGAAATCGGTTCTTCTCCTGAGCGCGGTGTGACTGACTGGTTTGTTGCAAATTTAGCACAGTTTGGCCCAACTCTTCTAGAGAATCTGGCTACTATTGCCATTGGCTATGCTGGTGGTTCAGCAGCAGGTGGCGGTATTAACCCTGCCACTGGTGCAGCCGGTGTTATCGCTGGCCTTGTTGGTAAGGGTACTATTAAGAAGTCTCTTGCTGAAATTACTGCAAAGGTCATAACCAACAACGAACTCAAGGCTGCTGGTAAGGCTATCGTCCCACTTACCCTAGATGAAACTAAAGTTCTCAAGACTGCAGCCGGTATCGCTGGGGGTGCAGCAGCTCGAATTGCTAATAGTTACGCAATGGGTGCATCAGATATCTATGGCGAGACAGTAGAATCTGGAGAGCCTGATCGAATGAAGGCCATCCTTGGGGGTCTTCCATACGCTGCACTTGATCTGTTTCCCGAGGCTGTACTTGCCAATAAGATTTTTGGTGGTACTCTAAAACTAGGTAACAAAGCTTTTGCGGGTATACCAACGACACGCGGTAAGGCAGGAGAACTCCTTAAGCGCGGTGCTGTCGGCGGTACTGCCGGTGGTCTGCTTGAAGGTAGTACTGAAGCTGCTCAGGAACTTCTTCTGCTTGCTGCCAATCCCAATGAGGACTTCGGTTCCGATAGCGGTAAGCTACGTGTTCTTAACGCCTTTGCCGCAGGCTTTGGCATTGGTGGTGTTGCCGGTGGTGGAGCGCAGATATATACACCGGGTAGTTTGAAAGCAGGTAAGGCTACCGATGTTCTTGCAGGCGGTAATCCAGACCCAACTGCTACTCCTGCCCTTCCTTCACCTCCACAACCGGGTGACGCTGGATACAACGAAGGTGAAACTGACCCATTCATGCAGGCTCGTCGTGAGCAGATGTTTGCGCCAACTGTGAATGAAGCAGCTACACCTGCTCCACTGCCGACATTGGACCCATTTGCTGATCGTCGCAGGGCTTTCCTTGGTGAACCTGCAGTTATCATCCCTCAAGGTCAAGCAAACTTGATGCAGAATCTTAGGGATATATCTTCTGGACCTGTACCACAGGCTGCACCGCAGAGTATTGCCCAACCGAACCTGCTTACCCAACCAAGATTACCTGCTCAACCTGTTCAGACTGCCCTACCGCCTCAGGGCAATATGATGTTGCAGCAGTTACAGAACCTGATCCCTCAGCAGGTCGCTCCTCCTACTAATCCGTTGATGGCTGCACGATTAGGTCCAGTTATTGCCGCTAGGGAAGCCGCTAGGCAAGATTTTAATGCAGGACTGCAGTCGGCTGGCAACTTTCAGCAACAAGTACGTCAGCAACAGATGCAGCAGGATATTAATCAGTATAACGCTCCGGCTATGCCAGAGCCTACGGCTATTCCAGAGGCACAACCATTCCCTGCTCAACAGCTCCCACTGTTTCAGCGACCGGGTTCTCAGTTACTTCGGCGTGGGCAAGGGCAAGTTGCCTTACCTATGCAGACATCTGAGCAGTTTGCGTCTCAGAGGGCAATGGCTGATCGTGAACGCGCATTTGCTGTACCGCAAGTACAACAGGAGACTTACGATCCTTCTGCTCAAATGGCATTTGATTTTACGACGCAGCCTGTTGCGCCTACTAAGGAAACTCCTGCTGCAAAAAGTGAGACTGTCGTTGGTCCAGAAGGGCTCACGCTTGTTCACGGCGGTAAACCGGGCCTTACTCTGGACAACATCCAAATTATCCGACCAGCAGACCAGATGAAGCAGGGTAAAAAAGGGCGCGTGTATGGGGGTTTGTATACCACCAGTGAAGAAAATGATAATCAGGCAACTGAGTATGCTGGCAAAGATGGGGCTGTATATGATATCCGTATAGCCCCCGGAGTACGCATTGTACAACACAATAGAGACATTACGCGTCTGTCTAAAGAAACCATCGACCAGTACGTGGCAGATGGTTATGGCGTTGTTTCCGGCACTGATGTTAGAGGGCGGACCGAGTTTGTTGTTATAAACAAAGCTGCGATTGAGAGCGTGGCACCGCGCTCTACATTTAGACTAAACCTAAACCCACAAAATACATCTGAGAATATAGCTGCGCTAAATAAAGCCGCACTAGAAAAAGTTAAGGCCAAAGAAACTCCAGTGACACCGCAGGGGGCGGTGTCTCCCGTGGGAAAACCGGAAGAGGGAAGCGTTCCCTCAGAAAACCTTCAGACAGAAGCTCCAAAACGGGCAACAAACGTAACAACCCGCTCCGTAGTAAATGATCTAGCAGAAGCAACGAGTCTTGCTGAAGCCAAGAAACCTACGGCTAATATGGTTGATCTCGCTTTCTCTGGGGACGAGGATGCAGTCGGCTATATCATTGCTGCTACTGCTCCTAACTCTGGTATCGGTAAGACAATAGGACAGGCGCTTCGCTCTTCTCTTAAAGATAAGATCACTAGTATCCTGAAAGCAGACCCAACTGCGTCCGTCAAAGAGTGGATTCAGTTTGCTAAGACATACAACCTTGTTCCAGAACTGAAGGGACTACTGGCTAAGGCCACAGACCTACCGGCGGATGTTCAGGAATCTGTCAATAAACCCGATCCTATATCACGCGAACAGCAAATCAAAGAAGCCCGCCTTAGTCAGTTGAGGGCTGCATCTAAAGCTAGGCAAGACAAAAGCGGCGGTTTGTATCTTCGCCTTGACGGGACGCCAATCCCTGAGCCTATGGTAATCGGACGAGTCAAGATGCTCGTTGCTGGTATGGTGAGAAAGTTCGTTAACGCCCCTACTGTCCATGTGGCTAAGAACGTGGCTGATCTCAAGGCTACTAACCCTAAGCTGTATGAACGTGCTAACGCTGCGCGTGAAGCAGGGGACTTTGCTACAACTAAGGCTGTTGGATATTCCTTCGGCAAGGATATCATTATCTTCAGTGACTTCGTACAGACTGAGCAGCAGCTTAAGTTTGTCTTGGCCCATGAAGCACTCGGTCACTTCGGATTTAAGTCCATCATGTCTGATGCGAACCTGAAGTCCATGCTTAACCAAGCATATAATCAGGACAGTGAAGTCCGTAACGCGGCTGATGAACTCATCGACCTCCACGGTATGAGCAAGCTTGAAGCTATTGAGGAAGTACTGGCACAGCGGGCCGCTGAACTGGATACCTCTACAATCCGTAGAGTGTGGAACTTCATCAAGAATGCACTGAACCGTATGGGCTTTGAGTTCGACGATGATGCTGCTCGTATGCTCATCCATCAGTCTCGTATGTATGTTCGTAGGGGCATCACAGGTAACTTCTTCAGCAATGACAGCATTACCGACACGATATCTGATATGACCCAAACCGCGATGGACGGTATGTTCTCCCGTTCTGATGTTACTTTTGCATCGGCTGCATCAGGCGGTCTTAATCGGGTAGGAGACAATCTTACTGTACTTGATAACATGCGTAGCTTCTTCACAAGCCCCGACAAATTGCAGCAGGCAGTTAAAATCACTGCGGATATATTCTCAACCTTGGATCAAAAGGCTCGGCATAGCGAGGGTCTAACTACAATCTATAACCTGTTCAAGGCACAGAACAATCTTGCTCGTAGTCTCATCAGCCAGCTTGAGGACATGAACAAGTTTACCGGTATGGGGTCTGTGTTCGGTGGCCCATCCCAAGATGATCTTACTAAGGCAGGTCAGTACCTAGCCCAAGCGCGTATGTATATGCTGCAGTCTACTAAAGACAGTGACATAACAGGATATGGTAGCTTGTTTGTCCTTAATGGTTCCGGGTATCCGACGCTCAACAAGGCTGTTGCTGATCAGGTAATGGCTGATGGGTTGGTGACTGCCGACCAGTTTAGAAAAGGTTTTGAGATCAAGAACGCACTCGGTGAACTTCAGGAAAAAGTTCAAGAGAATATAGACGAGAGCAGTAAGGCTTGGAAAATCTACCTTGAGCAGAGGGCAGTGGTTAACAAAGCCGCTCTCGACAAACTTGAGCAAACATATCTTAGCGCACAGTACCAACAGACGGAGCTTGTCAGCGACGTAGTGAAGGCTCTTTTACCGGAGGATACCTCAGCTACTCAGGCTGAAGTCTCTGCACTTAAAGCCATCATAAAGCAGTACAGGTCTATTCTGGAGTCCGATATCGTATCATCTATCGGTACAGACAAGGTAGAACCTAGTGAAGCAAGTACGGCACTGGCTAAGGATTTCCTGTATGAGGTAACCCGTGCCTTCTACAAAACCGATAAGATGAAAGATTGGTTGTCTCCGCAGGCTGGTAGTACAGAGAAGGCTGCAACCATCTTCGCTGTTCCTGAGTACGACAAGGTACGTGCTGCTCTAACCACTCTACAGCGTATGAATATTTCGGGTGACAAGGCGCTTGGCGATATTCAACAACATATTGCTAACAGCGTCTTCTCGGAAGTCGATGCACGTAACGCTGAGATAGATGCCAAGACAACAATCAGAACGTCGTATGCTCCGCTTATCCATAGGGGGAAGTATGAGGTTCGCCTTGTGGCATACGATAAAAGTGGTAACCCTGTACAACTTGCTGAGGCATTCAAGGATGTCATGCCAACTCCACGGGCTGACTCTATTGATGAAGTTGACGGGATTATAGACGGTTTCAAAAACAAAGAGACTGGGCAGAAAGAAAACGGACTTGCTGCTATATGGGAAGGCAAGGACTTTGATGTCGTTAACTCTGACGGTAAAACTGTTTCGGTCAGGTTTAGGGTAGAGTCTGGTAAGGCTGCTGTGAATCGGTCCGTTGGTGAGTCAGGAGATTTCAGCAACTTTGTGAACTACTTGGCTAGAAACAACGTCAGCATAACCCCTCAGGAACGTGAGCGCCTTGTTGTTTCTATGACCAAGCAGGGTGATTCACGTCGTTCTCGGTTACGGTTCAGCGGTAACCCCGGTTTTAACGCTGATGTTGTTGGCTCCATTGCAGACCACATAGAAACAAGTTCACACGTATCGGCAAAGATCAGATACAGAAGGCAGACAGATGCTGTCATGCTTAATAAATCTGCGTGGCAAGGTGAGCCAAGCAAGTTGAAAGCCCTAAGACTCGCAGTCGATGCAGAGAAAGACCCATCTCGGAAGGCACAGGCAGTACGCGAGTACAATGATTACGCATATAAATATGTTTACTCGGCTCCTAAGCGTAGGCCAGCAGTAGATATGCTCAAGGAAGATGGTTCGGTAGCCAAGACAGTAGCTACAAAAGGTGAGGGCAATAGCTACTTTAACGAAGCCAGTGCGCTCATTGAATGGCATGGTCAACAGCTTGATACGGCGAATGCTGTCGAGGACGCTCTAAGTGGACCTGTCGTATCGCGCATCAAAACAGCAGTTGTTACCATGCAACTAGGCGGTTCGGTTGCCACAGCAATGGTCAACTTGTTGTCCCTTGGTACGCATAGCTTGAACTATCTGGCTACCTACAATCCGGCTCGTTCATACGGACTTGGCTATGGGTATTCGAAAGCGTTCAAAGCCTTGTCCATCGCAGGTAAGGATGTTGGTAATTATAAACTGGCTGACTCTGACTACCTGACCAAGCTAGTTGAGAAGCCTTGGACAGCGGGTGAACGCCGCAACGGTATGACTGAGGATGAGGCCAAGTATCTTCTGAGTGAAACACTTACCGGTTCTCTACAGCCATCGGAAGCCAATACTCTTCTCGGAACAAAGCGCGGCGGCATCCGCAGCGGTAACGTACAGGCTGGAATACGCGGCTACATGTTTATGTTTTCGTACACAGAAGCCTACAATCGTAGAGTCACTGCGCTTGCTACCTATCGGCTTGAGAAGGAACGCGCACTGGCTGAAGGTCTTACTGAGTCGGAAGCACAGGCAAGATCACGGGTTGTTACAAGCCGCACCATTGACATGACACAGGGCCAGTACGCCATGTACAACCGCCCAAGAATTGCTTACGATGGGATCGGCAGCCTGTTGTTTATGTACAAGCAGTTTGTTGTGCTGACTTTGGGCATGATGAGAAATCTGTCACCGAGTGGTCAAGCGGCAATGATCGGGACAATCCTTCTATTGAGCGGACTGAAGGGTGTTCCATTCGCAGATGACTTGCTCGACCTTGCTGACTTCCTGATGCAGTCACTCAACATCAAAAAGAAGTCTGCTGAAGGTGAAGTCATGCTGTTCCTGAACTCCATTGTACCGGGACTCACACCGTATATCATGCGTGGACTTGTTGACGAGATGACCGGTGCTACAGTATCGTCCCGCTCAGGGTTTGGTGATATCATTCCGCTGACGGGGGCGCTCAACTATGGTTCTGACCCTATTAGAGAAATCGCAAACTTTGCCGGACCTATCGTTGGCGGTATAACAAGTATAGCAACCAACGCAAAAGATATTGTATCTTATGCCGCTGAAGTCGTTGGGCTAAAGCCTGATACCACAACGATAAACGATATTATGCGGAAGTCTCCGTTTGCTGGGGTTCGTGCGCTTAGTGACACGCTTGTGTACTACCAAGATGGCAAGGTCACTACGTCTGATGGCAAGGTCGCGCTCCAAACTGTCGGCCCTATGGTTCTAGGTTTTCGTCTACTTGGCTTCATGCCAGCAGATACAACAAAGACTAATGATGTCATTCGCATATCCAAGGGCGGCGGTGCGTATGTAGCCGCAGTCAAAAAAGAATTTGTGGATGCCTACCGTAGGGCTGCTGTCTCTAACAACAGGGCTGATATGACCAGAATCAAACAGCAGGTTAAGCAGCATAATATCGACGCAAAAGGCACAGGCTTTGAGATAAAAGACTTTGATCTGGCTATCAAGAAAGCAGCTAAAGAGGCGATGAGTTCATCGTCTGTCAGATATCTACGCACTGCTCCAAAGGGTTTGAAGCAAGACGTTATCGATTACCTGAATATATACGGGCTTGATGTGAAGGATGGTGCAGTGCAGTAATCACTGCACCACCGACAACTTGCCTAGTGTAAGATCATCCATTGTGCCATCGGCTGCATCTAGGATGCCGCTCAACCGTGGATGATTCAGGTTGATACCGATTACGTATGACTGCCCTAACTTTGTTGGTGTGTCTTTGCCAAGGTTCATCTTCTCTGACTTCGGCGTAGCCACTACGTTCTCCAGAACAAGTTCAGACAAGAATGACTTCCAGTCAACGCCCTTGGCTGACATCCATTTCCTGAAGTGGATGCGGTCAATCATCATGGTTCCACGATCAAACGTACTTGTTGCGGCTGACCTGTACACATCAAAGCGGACACGGATATCTGCTCTTGGTACACGGGCATAATCTAGTGCAGGTTTCTGACCAACAGTGTGCATGATAGTCACAGCAGCATCAGCAGTATCGTTCATGTACTCAGCCAGCGTATCGAACGCATCCATCTTGTTATCGACAGCGGCCTTACGGATAGCACCAATTTGTTGTAGCACGTACTCGGTTGCCCTTTTCGGGTCGTAGGCTATCAGTCCGCACTCAGCAGCAATCTTGTTTCCGACACTCGCTAGGATGATGCACTGCTCCCAATACCGCTCTTCACCTGAGAACCTTGCTCCATACTCCTTGTGGAATGATGACGTGGCTTCAGCAATCATAGCCTTGATACCGACCTCACCAATCTCAAGGTACTTCCTGATCAGTACAGGGCCAACAGTCCCATAGTTCGACATGAGAAACTGGTATATCTTCCGGCCTACCGTGCTGTCCTTGGTGAACAGCTTATGTGGGTACACAGTTATTTCTAGGAGTCGGGCCATCTGGGCATCGGTATCCAGTCCAGATGATATCAGTTTAGATTGCATAGACTTATTTGTGGATACAACAACGGGCAAGCACCATGATTTAGTTGAGCGTTCCTCGGCATTGCGATTGAGTCGGGCCTTCTCTTGTCCCTGAGATACCAGATAGAGGAAGTCACCGACCTCTTTGTCAGCCATCATAGTTACTTCGTCGATAGTGAACGGCATGTTGGAGTAGAGGCCCATCCTAGAGAACAGGGTATTCTGTGTGAACTTAGCTGCAAAATGCAAACGATCTGGATTACCATAGACAGACTGCATCCAGTACTGGGCAAGGGTTTTACCACCACCCGTGGAACCATATAGCGATACGACCATACCCTTCAGACCAGTGAACGCATACAGCGGAGAAGAGAACGCAATGCCAAGTGCAAACATATGTATAGGCATGTCCGCTTTATCTAGTATGGCGGTGAAGTCTCTCCACTCTTCGACAGTTCCCCTGCTACCATACAGTTCGTCAGTAACTCTGTTAGAGGTTTGTGATAGGGTTATGTCTTCAGCGGACACTGTGCCGTCTGGATTCCGGCGGTACATCACATCACCTAAAATAAACTCTGAGAAGTTTTCTTTCCAACCCATTGTATTATATAGGTTTGTCATCGTGCGGATGTTCCGCAGTTCATCCATGTATGATCTAAGCATATGTTGGAAGTACCTTGTTTGAGTTTTACTGCTTAAGACAATCCCTTGATCAGCAGTGTGAGAAGCGAACTCACGGTTGTTCTCTTCGTTGAGATGCGCTTGTCTAAGGACAAGTTCTTGCCACCCAATATGCGGACGGTTCCAGTGGTAGCGCACTACTTCATAGCCAAGTGACTCATCTCTACCATAGCTGACTGGATATATGTCGAACTTGCATATATCGATATCCGACTCGTCGAGGGTCATCTTGATACCAGTGGCAGTGCGCTTGAATGGTTTAGGAATCGGTATGATAGATGCGGCTTTGTCTGGTGCAGTCTGGGCAACAGCAACTTCTTGGTACTGCAATCCAAGTCGGGCAGGGCTACCTATCTTGTCCTTGAACTTACATCCCTTGCAGCCCTCTGGTCTAAGTTCGTTAAACTTGTTGCAGGTTGTTGGGCCTGTTGCTGCATTGCGCCAATGGTTAACTTTTCTAATTGTCGAGTTGTAATCGAATGACGGATGGTTCTGACTCCACTCCACAGCGGTAGCTTCTGGGTCTACGCAGAACGCCGCAATCCCCATGAGGCTGTACCATAATGGTTCGGGTACTTCGCTCTGGTTCTTTGTGGCCCAATCAATCTGCTTGCACTTGGATGCAACTACGGCTGGCATAGCAGGGGGATAATCCTGCTTAACAGCGAGGCTACTTAAAAGATTAGACTGAACAGGTTTTGTTAATGTTAGACCAGTAAGAGGGCTATCTATGGCTCCACCATTTATAATCCGTGACTTCATCGCGGATATTTTTAAGCACTCAAAAATATCTTCAGGGTCAATAGCCGGAGCATCGATCTTCAGATCAACAAGCAGCCCACCCTTTGGGTTATGAGTCCCAATGGGGCGCAAGATTCGTGCGCTGTCCGCTGTGACAGCAGGGTCTATATGAAGGCCGCTCTTGATAGCCGTGTCCTTGAGAGCACGAGCAATAGGTAGCCACTCATCTGGAGATAAACTTCTGGTTAGTGTCCAATAAACATGAAGCCCGTTGCCTGAGAAAACTACCATAGGCTTGGGCAGGTTTGTCTCGCCCATAAATTTGAGCAGGGCTTTCAGCCCATCGTGCCAGTGTGGATATGGTTTACCCTCACCGCAATCGATATCAAGGTAGAACGACTTGATAGCATGAACATTGTCCTGCTTCCTAGCGCCCTTGGATTTGAATGATGCCACCGCGTAATACACATTCTCATTGCGGCGTTCTGATCGGTCTATTGCTTGTGCGAGTTCTTCTACGGTCGAGAAGAATCCATGCTTTACGACATCACTTATGACGGCGGTTGCATAAAATCCATCTGACGGCAAGACTCGCTGGAGAAATTCCAACGTATTCATATCTGCCCCTTAGTGGTTTGGGGAGGGGGGATACCCCTCCCCTGTATGTCAGTACTGCTTTATTAACTCATCAAGATACTTCTTACGGTTAGCCTGTTCCATCCCGATAACTTCTGGTGTGGGCCAGTTGTGTTCCGTCATAATAGCTAGGAGCACACGTATCTTACGCCTGACTATATCGTCGTTTGTTTTACGGAGTGGCTGCCCTCTTATCCATGAGTAGTAGGTCATGCGAGAACATCCGAATATCTTCGACATATCAGATGCAGTCAACAACATATGTTTGCGTAGCTGATCGACTTTCAGGAAGTCTATTGGCGTCTTATTAGGCGTCATCTGCGTCCATGTCCTCTCCAACTAGTGCGAGGATTTCACTAGCTAATGTTGAAGCAGCGGTTGTCTGAGCAGGTTTATCCACAACTTTAGGCGCTGCCTTAACTTCAGTGGTAGCAGCACCGAAACCTCTCTTAGGAGCAGCAGCTTCTTCTACCACAGGGGCAGGAGTGGGAGCAGGAGCCTCTACAACTGGAGTAGGTTTCGGTGCGACTAATACAGGCTTAGGGGCAGACTGCGGGATTGCTCTCACTACGTCTGCCTTTTCACCTGTAATCTCAATGACTTCCCGTGAGCCAAACAGTTTATCTACAGCTTCTTGTGTTTCACCATCGTTGAACCCACCGAAACTGAAGACAAGTTTCGGGAACGAGGCATCAGTATCAAAAGAAATCTTCGTCTGGATAAGTTCCGGTGCGATGCCACGAATAGCAAGTTCTTTCTGGTATGCGTTCAGTCCCTTCAATGCAGCAGGAGTAACCTGCAACAAGTATACAGGACCGGTCGGGTCATCAGCAGCCACAACAGCGAGACGCTTCTGATCAGCACAAGCCTTGATCTGCTTACCCTCTTGACTAGTCTTGG